AACAAGAAATGTACCATCAGTTGCAGATCCAGTTGTGTAATCAATCGTAAGTTCATCTCCTACAGCTACACCATGACTTGTAATTGTAATTGTTACTGTAGTTCCTGATTGAGAGTAAGTTCCTGTTTTTGTAAACCCTTCTCCTGGTGGAGTAAAAGTAAAGCTGGCACTATCATTGGCACGACTGTCAAGGAATCCTTCTATGGTGTCCGCATCTGTTTCCGATACGTTGAAAGTAAAGTTGTAAACTTTTGGGTTTTGATGTGCAGCAAGTCCAAATAATATTCTGTGTTCGTAGCCGTCAGCAAAACGAACTGTTCTAGTTAGTGGTGCGGATCTTTTCTGCTGTCCGTATGTTGGTGTAATTGATGGGAAAGTAGCCATTATGCAAGTAAACCTCCAGGTCTTTTCTGCTTAATTAACTCTGATTCTATCGCTGCTGACAATACAATGCCCAACTGCCTTCCTTCTTCTTCATCTCCCTCTACGTTAGATCCAGAAGCATCCACGTTAACTACAATATTTGTCGAACCTCCAAGTGCGTGGTTCGGTGTAATCATTCCAGATACACCTGGGGTAAATACCTCTGGACCTCTCTCTCCTACAACATAACTGCCCCCTGCTTTAACTGGACCTCCATTTGCTCTAAATATAGACCCAAGTAATCCTAAGCCTGGCATAAAACTTCCACCTACATTTCCGAATAATGCCATATTAAAGGCAGCATCTATCAACTTATCTACTACACCACTTAAAACATCACTTAATGTAGATGTGCCACGAATTAATCCTTTTATTCCCTCTCCTATATCTGTGACTAATGTTTCTTTTAGTTTTTCCGCAGACGATACTACTAAATCTGTTTTCATATTAAGTTCCATAGTTTTCTGAACTGCTTTTATCCGTTCTTTGTTTTGATCTCTAAGTAATTTTAGGCCATCTTCTAAACCTGTTATTTCATCTATAAGAATCTGTTTTTTGATAGGGTCACTTATCTGCTCAAGTGCTTGTTTTCGTAAATTTATTTCAGACTGTAAACCAGTAGCATTGTCAGAATTTATCTTTTCAAACATAGCCATTTCTTTAGCTATGGCAGGGTTTATACCCTGTGATCTAAGCTCCAGTACTCTACTTTCAAGGTCAAAAGCGGTTCGTCTAGTAGTTAACTGCTCCATAAATGTGACATTTGTATCTTTAACCAGAGAACTTACCTTATCTTCAATGCCTAATGCTCTCAGTTTTACTGCCAAAATATCTCTTTCTGCTTTTAATCTTTTTAACTCGGCTTTACCAGCTTGAGTTATTTTGCCCTCGCCACTGCCTAAAAAACCAGATGGTGCTGTAAACCCTGCGATTCTAGCTTCAAGACTTCTACCTGTTATGGACTGTGCTGCTGCCTGATTTGCTAAGAATGCTTTAGATAATTCAGACTGAGGATCTGTAGCTACACCTCTGTTTATCATTTCTGTTTCTACAGCCGAGCCAGGGGTTATATCTGCCATAAAACTAGCTACATTAGCTCTGAATTTTGCTAACGATTCCTGTATAGATTTTTGGAAGTTATTTACGTCTCTTGCTGCTTCCTGGAGTGCAAGTGTCTGTTTTGCTCCTACTGTATCTGCTAGTTCCTTACGAACTGCTGCTAAAGCTGTTTGTCTACCTATCTGCTTTTCTATCAAAGCAATTTCTCTAGCTCTGGCACTACTTAAAAATCCTAGTGACTGTACGGCTTGTGAAGCACTTCCGTTTACTGGATCGAGTGCAGATCCTAATTCTTTTATTGAATTGACAAAACTTTGAACGCCAGATACTACAGCCGTTCCAATTAAACCTCCTGCGAAACCTCCCATCTGTCCACCAAATACACCACCGAGTCCACCGCCTATTGCACCACCAGCAGCAGCTACAGGACCTTGACCAAATAACAGGGGAAATGCACCACTTATTGCAGCACTCTGTAATGCTGGACCTCTGTTTCTAGCAAAAGTTCTTCTTAATCCTGCTCTTGTTTGTCTACTTCCTGCTGGTCCAGGTAGTAGATTTCCTTGACTGTCAAAATTTAATGCTGAGGCTCTGCCCGTAGGGAATCTCGGTCCTTGCATCGGAGCTAACTGCGGTCCAAACTGATCTGCTGTAAATCCTGTTGGGCCTTTCATCTTTTTGACTCGTTTAAGCTGATCCTCAAAATACGCTGGAGAACCTACTATATGCTTCATACCCTTTACGGGTAGAGTATTCATCTTGGCTATTCTGAGAATTTCTTTATTCTGTGCTTCGTAATACGCAGGAGATCCGACTAGAGACTCAAAACCCTTTACAGGCATTGCGTTTTGCTTACCTATGCTTAGTAAGTTTGCAGGAGATCCTACTAAGTCTGCTCTACCACCTATGGGTACACGAGGAGCACCTACTCCTTGAGCAGCGTTGAAAGCAGGAGATCCAAATATAGATCTCGAACCACCGATAGGCAAAGATGGTCCACCAGAAAATGCTCTTTGGGCTGGAGAGCCAAAATCAAATCGTGTTCCTAGTAAAGGAGAACTCGCTCCTCCTGCTCTAGCACCAGCTTCAAAAAATGCTGGAGATCCAAACTGAAATCTGTTTCCCCGTAACGAAGAACGGCCCATGCCAGCACCAGCAAAACCTAACTGAGTGGGAGAACCCATCATGGTTCTTGTTCCTCCTATTGGAGAAGCTATCTGTCTGCCTATACTTTGCGATAGTCTTGCTTGCTGACCTTTTTCTTTTGTTATGGCTCGTTGAATTTTAAGTTCTTCAAGAGCTACTTTCTGTTGAGCTTTTGCTGTTTTAAAATCCTGTCTGCCATCAGCTAAAGATGCTTTATTTATTGCTCTTCTGGCTTTGTCTACTTTTAGTCCTTGGTCTGCTGCTTTCTGTACTAGATCGCCTATGCGTCTAGTTTCAACCATTGCAGCCCTTTGAGCATCTTTACTTTTTGTTATCTTTGCTTCTGTTCTCTGTGCTCTTTGACTACTACCTATATTTACTTTGCCTAGTTTATCTATATCAGTTTTTATACTTTTAAGGTCCTTTTTTACCTGTTCTGTATTCAGTCTTATATTTACGCTATATTCGGATGCCACTGATTTTTGCAGAATACACGGATATTAGAAGTTTAGCGTACTTTACGAACTTGGGCTTGTCTTTTTGCTTTTTCGTAGGCTTCTTCCTCTCTTTCAGCCTTGAGTGTAAAGTAAGCGTTCCAGCCGTATAGCTCTTTTGTGGACATTCTTTCTCGTAACTCTTTCAATGTGTAGCCTAGTTTTTCGGCTATAAAAAACTGTAAATATGTAAAGTTATCTTCTTTAATCTTCGCTTTTTACGGCATCGGGGCTTTCCTCCTCGCCCATACTTTGCATCTTTGTCATAAGATCAATCAGCACTGCCATCGGTATCTCTCTTCTAAGTGCTGGTAAATCTGCTGCTGTAAACATCTTTGCACCTGATTCATCTTCGGCTTTTGTGACAATAACCTGTAGTGCAAAATCAAGACTGCCCTCTTCTTGACCTTTATTCATAGCTATTAGTGTACTGTTTATAGTATCTCTGTCAGCTATTGTAAGAGGCGACCAGAATATTTTTAGTATTAGTTCTTCTCCCTTAAACATGGAGTAACTACTACGTTCTTGGACACTAAAGGCTTCCCTTAGTTTGTCGATTGCTCTTGTCGTTGGCATAAAAAGATGTGTCTATTTCTGTAGTATAACTTAAACTTGGAAATGTGTCTTTAGTCTGGTACATATCTTAGACCTTGGGCTGTAAACCCCTGATCTATGTCTTTTGTAAGTTCCTCGGTTGCTATGTAATAGTAATACCACTCAGGACTATTAGGTATAGGACTTGTATCTGCTTGTATGGCAAATAAATCTTCGTAAAATTCAATCGGGGCTACACCACGAGGATTTCCCTGTGAATTGTTGCCGAATATCTGATCGCTGGTTAATCCTGCTGTTTCTAAACTTCTCATTCTATTGATTACGAATCCAGCGTACTCGGTTTCGTTGCCTACATATAAGGCTTCGGATAAAGATGTTTTGATTATTGGTCCTCTTTCTGGTGCTCGCACTCCGCTTCTATATCCCTTATTTTCTTTTCTTGGTTTTACTGCATCTACAGGTGTGCCTTTCTGTACTTTCCAGGCAGCGTTAAATGTTCCTGTCCAATAAGGACTTCGATACTGTAAAGAAAACTGTATGTTAGCTGCTGCATTTGCTTTGCCTTTTATGACTATATCTTCTATATCTTTTACCAGATGTTTTATATCTTTAGGCATTGGCAGTAAAGTTACAGTTTACGACACTCATAAAGTGACTTTGGTTGTCAGTTACAACAGATGTTGGACCGCTTATCTGACTGACTCTTGGGGTTACTGAAAAGGTGTCAGAATAATCGGAAGCATTTACTGATGTCATTCCATCAATAACTGATTCTGCTATTGCAGCAGCTACCGCACTTCCTTTATTAGATGGTGTCATAATCGCACATCTAATTGTTCCTGCATAATAATCTGTAGCTGCTCCCTGCGGTTGGGTAGTAGATTGCGTAAAGTCTAAATTTACCATTACATACTTTTTAGTTTTACCTGGAGTTGTGAAGGGCATATTGTCAAACACAATAGTCACTGTATTGTCAGCAGTTGTTACTGCATTTTTGATTGCTGTTTCAAATGCTGCTCGTGCGTTTACTAAAGTCATTAGAAAATAACGTCAACTCTGAATAAATATTCCTGACCGCCACGCAAAGTTCTTACATCTGTAATCTTTGCAACTCTGGTCGATCCAGAAAATGTAAGAGTTACCTCGTCTGATAGTAGCGGTTGACTGTCTCCTATAAGATCAGGTGTTATAAAGATTCTAGCTACGTTTTCCTGGAATCCTGTTTCCTCTGTGGATTGTATAAACTCCACGGGAACTTTTATTGTGTAGCTGGTGTCACTTGTAGTTACTGCACCAGTAGATGTGTTGTATGACGTAGATAATTTTCTAGTGTAGATAATTGTTGTGTCTAATGAGTCTCCTAGTTGAGACACCACCTGTTTGGCTACCTTTTTCAGTAGTGAGTCTAGTTGTCCTGCCATTATCCTCTAACCACTCGTAGCTGAAAACTGCCAGCACCACCTAGGACATAAGCACCTAAATAACTTTGTAGCCACGGATATACGTCAAATACATTGTTAACAGAGCCCGTTCCCTGACTTTTAGTATTGTATTTAACTTCAATATCTCCTAATTTTACTTGTTCAAAGTTACCATCAGTTCCAGTACTACCAGTAATTGCATCAGTATCATTTGCCAAAGCATTAGCTAATTCAAACTGTGCGTATTTAATATTCTGTGGGATTAAAGTACAAGCAAGTTCAACTCCATCAACTTGATAGTTGGTTCGTGGAAACTTTAATGCTTGGTCATCATCACATCTATCTCCGTAATAAACTAAAGTATCAATCCATCTTGTAGCAGATATTAGTGCTCTATTTTTATTATCATCTGATTTGTTATCCCAATTTGTAGAGCTAGGAACAGTTTCAAAGTATGTATTAGCTTCAGCTAATGTGACATAGCTATTAGCATTTGCTCCTTTTATTGTTGCGTCTATAGTAGCTGC